GTTAGGGGGGACCAGTAAACCTTCAAAATAAGTTCACCATTTTTGTAAATTGGGTAACTGCTTTTGCTATCTATGCTGAAAGCCTTTCTCAACTTGTCGATTGCTCTATCTGTTGGCATACGAATGAAATTAATATATTTATTTACTATACTACTACTTTATTACTTAAAACCAACCTTTCTAAACGCCCTTGCTATGTCTTTGTTAATAAATCCTCCTTTTGTGTAGATTACATACCAATTTCCTGCTGTTGCTGTTGGGAATTTAACTTCTTCATAATGCTCCTTATAAGTAACCTGTGCTCCTGTCCTGTTAGGAAGTGTTTGCCCTGGTGCGTTAATCGCAAAGCCAGCATATTTAATTCTGTTTCCTACAAATAAGTCCTGACCTAAAGTGACGTTCGGAACCTGTATTCTCCTCGTAAATCTTTCTGTTCGCCTGGGTATAATTGAAAAAGGAGGGTCTGGATTCCTTTTTTTAGTGGGTTGTACAGGGGTTTTTGATACTACCCAATTCTTTCCAAACGATCCTGTCCACCACGGACCCTCTTCAATAAGGGAATGTGTTATCGTCCTTGCAACTTCTTTTCTTGCCTTAGTTATTGCTTTTCCTAAGTCTTTAGTAAAGTTTTTCTTAAAGGCTTTAGGCATTGGCGGTAAAATCACAGCTTACAACAGCTAAATAGTGACTATCCCCCTCTACATTGACGGAGGTTGGCCCTTCTATTGCTGATACTCTCGGAGCTACTGAAAATGTGTCTGAATATCCAGGATCGTTTACTGAAATCAATCCATCAATAACTGATTCGGCTATGGCAGACGCAACAGCACTTCCTTTATTTGGTGGTGTCATAATACCGCATCTTATGGAACCAGCGTAATAATCCTGTGCTGCACCATGAGTCTGGGCAGTAGATTGCGAAAAATCTAAACTTACCATCACATACTTTTTGTTTTTGCCTGGAGTTGTAAAAGGCATATTATCAAATACAACCGTGACAGTATTATCAGCAGTCGTTACTGCGTTTTTGATTGCGGTTTCAAATGCTGCTCTTGCGTTTACTAAAGTCATCAGAAAATAACATCAATACGGAATAAATATTCTTGCCCGCCACGCAAAGTTCTTACATCTGTAATCTTGGCAAGCCTGGTCGATCCAGAAAATGTAAGTGTTATTTCGTCAGATAGTAGTGGTTGGCTGTCACCTATCAAATCTGGTGTTACATATATACGAGCTATATTTTCCTGAAAACCTGTTTCTTCTGAGGATTGTATAAATTCTATAGGCACATTTATGGTGTAAGCCGTATCGGTGGTAGTTACTGCTCCTGTAGATGTGTTATAAGAGGGGGAAGTTTTGCGTGTATAAGTTATAGAGGTGTCTAGGGATTTACCTAGATCACTTACAACCTGTTTAGCGACACTCGCAAAAATTGAATCTAATTGACCTGCCATTATCCTCTAACTACCCTCATTTGGTAAGATCCTGCTCCACCTAGCATATACGCTCCAAGATAGCTTTGTAACCAGGGGTAAACATCTAAAATATTATTAACAGAACCACTTCCCTGACTATCAGTATTATATTTGACTTCAATATCGCCTAACTTTACTTCAGAAAAGTTTCCATCTTTACCAGTAGTACCAGTAATAGCATCAGTATCATTTGCTAACGCATTTGCTAATTCGTATTGTGCATATTTAATATTATTAGGAATTGCAGAACACGCTAACTCAACTCCATCTACCTGATAGTTATTTCTAGGAAATTTTAATGCCTGATCTTCGTCACATCTCTCTCCGTAATAAACAAAACTATCAATCCATCTTGTTGCAGATATTAATGCTCTATTCTTTTTATCATCAGACTTATTATCCCATTGCGTAGAACTGGGAACAGTTTCAAAATAAGCATCTGCTTCAGCTAATGTGACATAGCTATTAGCAGTCTCACTCTTTAA